AACCATCCTCTGCCTTTGTTACACCCCATCTTGCAGTTGGACAAGCACGTTTAAGTTCTTGTACTGCATACGCCCAAGACAAATAAGTATATTTACCTTTCTTCTCTGTATATTTACTTACATCAGTCTTGAAGAGTTTCATGAATGTGCTTTGTTTTGTATTGCTCATTTTACTCTCCTTATCTTGGTGGATTACACCTATCTAGAAATTGACAATAATTACACTGCCAATCTTGTACAGGTGAAACACCTACTCTAAATGGTGGTAATCCTTCTTTATGTTCATCGTTTATGTTTCTCCAGAATAGGTAAGCTCTAGAAATGTAAGAGACTGGTACCGACACCGCCCTCATCAAAGACGTATCTTTGTTGTAATAATACAGGTACATTCCATCGAGCCTACCAAACTGTTCTTTTATCGCATACCCATAAGTTCCAAGTTGTAGTTCATAGTGGATTGAAGGATTAAAGGCAGGTTTTCTACCAAACTTCAGTTTCCATGAATATGCTCCACAACTTTTAAAATCATATAGGTAAATTTCTTTACTCTCAACAACCACATCATAAAATCCTCTGACGTTTAAGTCTGGTATGGTTATTTCACCTTCAGTATGAAACTTGATTTCTTTTTCTTTATTTTCTTTTTCTTTAACTCTAGAGATATCTCTATTATTATTATCTCTATTATTATTATTATCTCTATTATAGCGCGTAAGAGCTTTTTCAAAATCATCGTGTAAAATATTTCCCAATCTTAGTAGTCTTTTTGTTTTTGAATCTAATGGGTTGGTGGGTTCAGCTTTTTCAACTGATTCAAAGTATAATTTTCTAGAACAACTACCAGCACCACTAGCATGATACCAGCTTTCTTTACCAGAATACCGTTTTAAGCGATTTTCTTCCTGTTTTTTGTCTAGATAATCAGTATAGATACCCTCTATATCAATTGGACTAATTATCGCCATTATCACCCCTTTTTACGCAATCGTTGATTAAATGGTTTAAACATTCATTCGCTGAATTAAAGCCTAATAGGTATGATGTTCCTTTGAATTTCTTCCATATTTCTTTGTCAACTTTTAGTTGGTAGGTCGTTAAGTTTTCTTCACTCATTGTGTTCCCTTTCCATATACATATCCATGCATATATATTATTAATTATTATCATTTATTCCTAAATATTTATTCATAATTATTAAATTAATTTCTGTCTCATTGCTGTCTCATTTAAATATATATTTTAGAATTACACTTACATCTCTTTAATACTTTTTTTATTATCTTTTTATTAGCATTGCTCCTTAAATCTATTAGACCTATGAGTTCTGCTAGGTCTTTTTCTTCTATGCTTGGTACTGTATCTGCATCTTTTTTAATATTTTTACTATTCTCTACTATCCTTAAATGCATATTTCCAAATCTTTCATTGCAAGCATTTAACATTTCATATAGCTCAAAATATCTTTTATTTAGTTTTCTTATTTCTTTTTCAATTTCCATGTTTGTCTCCTTGTTTTATAGAGAGCCATCAGCTCTACCTGTTTTATGTGACATATTCCCTTGTGCGTGACCAGTCACTGACTCTCTATTGTTAGTTATCGTTTTTCTTCAGCATAATCAGTTGTGTATTCTTCACCTCTCCAAGTAAAGATTCCTCCTTCTCCTTGTATTGCTCTTGCTTTACCAAAAGCATTACCAAAAGACCTTTCCTGGATTCTTTTAACTTCTCTAGCTTTCCTTTGCTCCTCTTCATACTTATTAGCAAGGTCTTGTACTACCCAACTCACTGCTTGTTGTTCATCAATAGTATTATTGATTTTAACAGAGTTGATAATACACCAGAAAGTTAGCATTGCTAAAACTGACCATACTGCTTGTTGCCCTCTACTGCTCATCAGTATCTACCTCTTCTACTGCTGGTACTTCTACTGGTATCTCAACTGGTACTTCAACTCTTACTTCTTTAATGACTTCAACTTCTTTTACAATTACTTGAGGTTCTATCTCTTCAAGTGCATGTACTTTATCCATTAAATAAGCAAGGTTTGATGATATTGCATTTTGCTGTGATTGTATTTCACTTAAAGCTGATGTAAATTTATTACATCCCACTGAGTTCCATACACACCATATCGTAAGTGCAATTACCACGTACCATACTGAGTTTGTTTTCTTTTCCATTTTACTCTCCTTTTGTTTTCATTTTTTCCATATTACATCTATCAATATTCCTATTATAACTAGAAATATCACTACAAATATTTCTGTTCCCATCATCCTACGTAATACTCTTCTTGTGTCTTACCAAAGTATTCCCATACTGGTATTTTGTGATACAATATAGCATCACAATCTTGTAGTGCTGGTAGTGTCCATTCATCATAATCTAAATCATATCCACCATTTTCTAAAAAATCTATTGACTTATCACTTATTGCTCCCATTATTCCTCCTCTAGCTTTATTATTTCATCATCTTTAAGGTCTATCCCATAATCGTCTTTATAAGATTCCTTTAAGTATTGAATTGCCTCTTTTTTGTTTTTAGCATTAAAACTACAACCCCACGTTATTTTAATATCTGCATAGTATCTTTTTTCCATCATTCCTCTCCTTTCAATATTTCATGTAATTTAACTAATTTTTCATGCAATACTTCAGCATTTCCATTCATACCAAAATATTTCTTAACATCTGTTATCTTCCAGTGCCTATTTGGTTTGATGCCTTTTGTCCATAGTTTTACAGCACCTTTTGTTGTTATTAAGTTCCACATAGCCATTTGTTGATTGTTGTTCAAATCCTTTAAGAATTGACAATCTCCATTTATGTTTATTGGTTTATTCATCTCTTTCTCCTTTTATGTTAAATTCTTCTTTAAATAGCCTTTTAGCCTCGTTTTCTGTATAATCCATATATTTCCTTGTCTCCAGATATTCTCCAATAATATCGCTAATATGTATCCATCCGTTTTTCTTCTCTATTCTCATTTTTTTCTCCCAATAAATATTGTTGATTCGCTTTTGATTGTATTTATCATTATAGTACTATTACGTTTTAATCTTTCTATCTCATCATCTGTTAAGAATATATATACTACATAATCATCATTACAATATTCTTCTACTTTCATTTCACCTCCCAATATACTTTATCTGTCCATCTTTCTCTATAATAATCTTCTAAAGCCTCTGCTTGTCCACAATCGCTACATATATCTGTTTTATTATCTCTTCTAGATAGTGCTGGAAATGTTGTCATTTCTCTCTCACATCTAGGACACGTTCCATAGGTTTCTTCTTTCATTTTATCCTCCTTGATTAATTCTTTTTCTCTTTTCTCTGTATTCATTACGACCTCCTATTTTTTATCTGTTCTACTTTATTCTCAATCTCATCTTCCAATTTCTCAACAAACATTATTTTCATATTGTATGTTAAGTTATCTGGTATTTGCCCATAATACATACAAATATAATCAATCTCATCTTCTGTATAATAATCTTCAATTAACATATCTCAAATCCTCCACTTTCAATACAAAACTCTGCAAATTGTTTAACGTTATCTATATCAAACGGATAAGATTTATTAAAGTTAGGTCTTTTACCTGTTCCTTCACATCTTTTACAATTCTTCTTTTTATCATGTCCATAATTATTATTATCACATATAAGACAATCATCATCAGGCATATCATCTAGGTATTGTTGGTAATTTGCTTGATATTGGATAGTATTTCCGTTATTTATTTCTTCTAGTAATCTCTGTCCTAGCCTCTTTGCGTTATAATCATCAAGTCCAGCTCCACTATTACTATGTCCGTTATCGTGTAATTCTGCTGAAATTAGGTCATCTGCAACGTGATAACAATAATTCCATAGTGGTCTCCACCACCAGCAATTATTACGGAAATATGTGCCTTTATTTATTGATTGAAATTCATCTTCTTCTTTCCAATATTTATTCATCAATTTTTCATCTGCATCAAGTTCTTTCCATTTTTGTTGGAAACCATTTTCTTCTTGTTCCATCTTTTTGTATTTTGCATATGTAGGAAATTCTCCTATTGCTTTGTTCTCTTTTGGATTTAATCCGTGTACGTCCATTCCCATTTTATTCTCCTTTTTTTCTCATTATTATTTTTGTTGCCTCAACACCTATTTCATTTATATCTGTTTTAGTTGGATTATTGTAGTCAATATCATCACTCCAGAACGTTATATTTCTTGCTAATCTTACTCTGTTTTTAGTATCTAGTCCACCTAACCACATTATGAAGTTTGTTTGCATTTGTCTGAACTTATCTCTTAAATAATCTTGTTCAGTCGCAAATAATGTTCCCGTTATTCCATAGGCATCTTCTGCAAATTTCTCTAAATCACTATCAACTGCCCATCTCACTAATTTATCTAGGTCTCTTTTATTCATTTTCCTTTTCCTTCCACTTTAAATTCTTTGCTTAATACTTTATCTATTTGTTTAGTTCTTAATCCTTCTTTTCTTAATTCACCTATTCTTCTGAATACTTTAGTGAATTTATCTAGTTGATTTTTATTCATTTTCTTCCTCCTTTTCATTAATGTAATTATATAGTTCTTCTGTAAGTATTTCGTAGATATTTGCTTGGATTATATTTATAACACTGGGGTCATCTGAGCATAATTCACTTGGCTCTATTAAATCAAAATTGTTACTGGCGTATTGTAGTAAGTCGTAGGTATAAATTGGTATGTTGTTGTCTGCTACTTCTGGAATTAAATCATCTATATCATAATCTTCTTTTTCTTCTTCGCACCATTTGATTCTGTCTTGTAGTTCTTCAATTGCACTTTCTTTTAGGTCTTCCGTGTAGTACGTTTTTTTATCTTCCATTTTTATCTCTCTATTTTATTTCGCTTGACGTTGAAATATAAACATAATAAGTAATATGATACAATAATAAACAATAATAAATAATAATAAATAATATGGAACTAAATAAATTAGTGAGCATATAAAGACCATAAACAATAATAAATAAAGGATTTAAAACAATGGACGATACAAAAAAATGGGTTGCAAAAAAAACACCTGCTAAAAAAATATCAACTGAAAAAATTAAAAAAGCATTAAATAATGAATGGGGTGCGTCTTTTGATAAAGAGTTTAATCTATCGCCATCTTATGTTGAAAAATTGGATAAAATTAAAGTAAATAATAATAAAATAAGGAATAAAACAATGTTAAAAAGAATAAAAAATACAATAAAAAATAAAATAGATAGTATGTTTGAAAAAATCGGCTTTCATTATGTTGGATATAAAGTTTATATAACTGAAATGATGAAAGATATAAAAGCAATAAAAGAAGATGTAAATAATATAGATAATAGAGTTGATAATGTTGATAGTATTGATTATGACAGTATAAAAGATGATGTTGTTTATGAAGTAGAATATAAAATAGATGATGTACAAAGTGATTTAGATGACTTAAGAAGACGTGTAGAACGTGGAGAATATGATAATCTAGATGAGCGTAAAATACAGGCTGTAAATGATGATATTAAAACACTGAATAAAGATTTAACTCATTTAAGTTCATACAGCAACCATCTTATTGAAGCACTAGATGAACGTGTAAAATTACTTGAAGGTTTAGCGTTTACGGGTGATGATAATACTGATGATGTTAAAATTGATAATATTATAAATGATGGTTTAATAATGGAATTTGCTAATTATATAACCGATAATATTGATGTTTTTGATTATGATTATAGAGATGTTCAACGTAGTGTCGTGATGGCGTTGTTAGAATGTAAACAATATAAAATTAAAGTAGAGAGGGTCAAATAATGATATCAGAACATCAGCATAGAATGTATCCAAAGAACTACAAAATCGTAAATGATGGGCGTGTATTAAACGCACTTGTTAAACGTGGCTTTATAAATGAATGGGATATTTCTC